ATTTTACTAAATGTCAAAATCATAGCGTGAGATGAGAATAATCCGAACGCCAGAGAAAACAGACTAGCTGAAACTATGTGGGCAACAAAGATAAATTAACTAGTTTTACCACAGTTATTGTTAACTTATCAGAAACAAGAAATCTATTTGCGTTTAGAAGGACCACCAGCATTAGTATAAGAAGATGTATAATCATCACCTCGTTTACCAGAAAAGTCCCAACCTAAACCTACAGATCCACGGAGAAAATCGTCCCAATCTTCGCGAACAGTAGCACCAACTTTACGTCGGGCTACTTTTGCGAGTTCAGCACGTACTCGACTATTTTCAGGCTGAGTAGGCACAACAGAACGAACAGAAGCCGTAATAGTCTTATCGCCAGAGGATTGAATAAGCAACGGACGATATTGGGAACAAACAGCTGAAGCTGAAAATATCGCATCCATTGCAGAAGCGTTAGGTAATTGTACTAAGGCTTCAACACCTGCAGGAGATTTCTTATTGGGTATATATTCTACAACATTAGCATAATCAACTTCCAAGACGACACCATCACTTGCACCAAAATAACCGACAATCAATAAAGATGTGCTGTCAGCATTGGCCATATCAGAATTATCAATAATGGCTGAGCTTAAATTAGCAGCAGCGTTAGTTTGATTATCACCTTTAGTAGTATAGGGAACTACAGCGGATAAAGCAGAGCAAAGGGTAGGTTGAGCAGAAGCTAAACCAATAGCTTGAGAAGCAGTAGGAAAACGAACATATGTAGCAGTATAACCAGAAGATCCATCAAATTGAATACCAGGAGCCATAACAAAATTAGAAACCATTCCGAATTTTTCGGCTCCATCGGGAGTCATGAATATAGTTTTGCTACCAGCTTCACGCACGGCATCAGCACTTACGTGGGTAGCACGACCTAATTGTTCTAAAGTAACGAAATCTTGTTCAGTAGCTGGTAAATCTTCTAAATCATAACGGACTTGAGCAAAATAAATTTTACCAGGCGTCATAAATTGAGAAGGAGGTAAACCAACAACACGTACACGAATAGCAGCGGCTAAAGTTCGGTACGCAGAAACAAATGGTAAAGTAGAAGCGAGTGAAGCCCCATAATCATCCGACCAAACAGTGCTAGCATGAGTAGCACCGGTAATAGCACTAACATAATTAGTATTTGGATTCGAGTATGCTCCAACACCCCATTGTAGAGGTTCTAATATATTACCAGGAACAGCAGGATACTTAGCAGAAACACCGACAGTCAAACCATCAGGAGATTTGTAAGCAGATCCATCAGACGCACCGGGATTGGCATTAAAACAAGATAAACGAGTGTTCAAGCCAAAAAGTATATTAGGACCAAAACCTGAAGTGTGACCAATAGTATAAGTACGATTGGCGAAAAACTTAGCAACTGAGGTTGGAGTAATAACATGATCGGGAAGACGTATACTATTAGTAGACCAAGGATTCAAAAGAGTATCAATGTAATCTTTAACTATATCGCGACCACCAGTAGATGGCGACGGACCGATATAATCACTAGGAGCAGGCGACATAGAAACAATGGATTCTGAATGACTAAGTTTAGACTTAGTTTTACCTTTTTCTTTCTTAACTTTATTAGAAAGTTCAAGCAAACTGGATTCTAAAACGGCAAAAGAATCATCACGTTTAGATTCAACCACAAAATTAGAGGTATCTAAATAAGATTCCCCAATAGTAGTTGCACGGGATTGATTTATTTTATTAGATCGAGCCAAAATTGAACTACGAAGAGAAGAAAGAGTATCATTATCCGAAGAAACGCGTTGTAAATTAGGATTTTTCATACCTTTGTAAACACGTGTAATATCAGCACGTTTACGAAAGGCATAAAAATAATTATGACGACGAAGCTTGTCACCACCTATATGCATACCAATAACTCCTCGTGGTCCATAAAGTAAAGAACCACAAAAACCTTCTTGTGAGTTAGCATGATGAATCATGACATTATCAATCCAATCTTTGGGGATTCGAAGTAACATAGAATCCTCTTTGCGAGACGAGACTGATTTGATTGTATGACCAACAGATACAACCATATCATTTTTCTTATCTTCGCAACTAGTATCAGGATTAGTCTTATCAAAACTAGTCACAACATGTGCCAGAATAGAATAAGAAATATCATCTGTAAGTTTTGGATCAATAATTAAATCAGACAAAGAAGGTATACGACTCCCAAGACTAATATAATGGTAACCATATTCAGGATCAATATGAACCACTAAATCAGAAGGTTTATCCCATTTAGAGGGAAAGCCTGGAGGAGGATTAGAAAAGGTAGCTTTAATTACATCGATACCGTCTTTACGATTTGACGGAATCAAATCAGAATCGAAAGCTAAGAGTAACCGTGATTCTTGTCCAACATTAAATGCAGTATAATTAGTAACATACCGTGTTAAATAAGGAAGAGAATTTTGATTACGGCCTCTAACTGTTCGATCCTGAACAGTTAAACGAACAACACCAGTATGACGATTTAAATTTGTCCAAAGCATTCGATTAGGGTCCACAGCAGTGGACGCATTAATATTCAGCTCACTACGAACGGTTTGAACACGTTCAGCAAAAGTGGTGTTATCAGAATGACGAACTTTATTAATAATATGATCAACCGTTCGACTAGGTTGACGAATTACTCGTTTTAAAGATGAACGAGAACTATAAGTTAAAGGATTGTTAGGTAAAACAGTATTTTAAGTTTCAACAAATACCTATTATTGAAACCTAGATAGATTGGGCCTTGCGCGCTGTATAACGCACCCGAGACTATCCTCATCCACATTTTTATCTCTCAAAATGGTATGTGGCTCTCTCATCGAACCTGGTTAGTTAATAAAGATCGTACGCTCAGCAAAAGCCTCCAGTCGCATCATTAACCCCGTACGTGCATCTTTGATATGATCTCCGACATCGCCGTCTTCACTACTGTGCCAGTCTATTTTAAAGGCATAGATGCCTATTCTCGTTTGCGGTATCGACGTTTAGGTTGTTTCGATTTATTAATATTCTTATTAAGAACTTTATCAGATATATTAGCTATTTTATTTGTAACATTAAATAAATCCGAATTTAACAATTCAGCTTCTTCTTCAATAGTACAATTTTTAGCTAAATGACCGAATTTATCACATAAACGACACTTGACCTTATATGGACAATCTTCCGTCTTATGATAATCGAGACCACAAACTAAACAACGAATATCAGATTGATGTAATAAATTATTAACCAAATCAGTATTCAAAACATTCACATTTGACATTGGCATATCTAAAGACAAAAGTTTGTCTTTAACAACAACATCTTCTACACAAGATGAAATTATGTCTACACCCATGCAAGCGGCATCATTAAAAGCAGTAATTTCAGATTTAGAAAATTTCGGCATAACAGGAGGATCCGTAATAGTACCAATAGGTACACCGCCAATTTCTAAACAACCAGTAAATTTAATTGGTTTTGAATTCGAAATTAATGGCAGAGTACTACCAATAACAAAATCATTATTCAAAAACCAATCACGGAGAGAATATATATCAGAAACTTCACATTCCAAGTTCAATGCCGTAAAACTAAAAATAATATCTACGTCATTAAAATCTGATAAAGTGAAAGGATCTGATTCATCGTAATGTTTATACCACCACATATCAAAGGAAGCTATAGAACCAGTACGATTAGGATAAGCCCTATAAACAGATTCAATAAATTCTTTGATAAGAGGGGTGTTACGATCAGTTACCGACAATCCTTTAACTACGTTAAGCAATCCAATTATTGGATCAAGATCATCAGCTTTATTAACCATATGAATGGTTTTAATAAAAGAAGATAAATCTTGATAAGAATCAGAACTCTTAGCAGGACAAGGATAGACTCTTCCTAAAAATCGACATGGAGTCATATTATCAACTATACGCACATCAACAACCATTCCCAAAGCGGTTGACGTTGCGGTTAAATCTTGTTTAACATAAGGGGTGATTCCATCATCGCCACCATATAATCCTTTACAAATGATGTCATACGCTTGTTTATGGTCTTTGCCAATATCACGAAGAGAAGCGTATTGTACGAAGCACTGATCAATGGTGTTAAAAAGAGCGGTATTGTTTTCGCCGGTAAACCGGCCATGCCCATAATTAAATCGAATTCCTTTTGATGATTTAACTTCTTGATAAAATACATCATCAAGTTGTTCTTTAATGATGTCAAAATGATCAGGAAACCATCCACGCATCAACATTTCATTAATAGAAGTAAAGAACAAAGGTAAAGAAGCATCAAATTTACTAAAATCGGATTCAATAAATTCAGGATACTCAGAAGCCACGCTAGAAAATTTTCTACTAGTCTCCCCACTACCAATTCCCCACACCCACCAAGGACAGTTAGCTTTCATCCAACGTGAAGCTGCAATCGTATAGCGAGCCATTGTATAGAGGCGATTAGGTGAAACAGTGCATATGTTTCGCGCGGGTTTATTCTGAGCGACAGGTTCTCGTTTTAAAAACAAATCTTTAGGTCCGGTAGGTAATGAGTCAATATTTAACATAACTTCATCCCTATTTCTCTTCTGAGAAGGACGATTCATTTGTTCACAAACCTCATAAGTTTCAACGGGAACTAAAACAGTTGGAGTTAACTGTTTAACAAAGTCGGAGGCATAAACATAATACTTCGAATTAATATCTTTGTGATTCGAAGGGGCGATTAAACGTTTATTAAATGTATCAAATTCGGTGTTACGTCCTGACTTCGGAACACCATAAGGGAACCCATCATTTAAATAAACAGGATTAGATATAACTCCGATATTCATTGGTTTTGAATCAAAAGTATCAACGCCAGCAAATAAAGGTTGAAAAGTCAAATCAGGTAAAACAAACCGACTAAGACTAGTCTTAACATTAGCCATCAAAATTGTTGTGACTAAAGTAGCTTGAGTCTCGTCGACACTTTTACCTAGAGTTGCAGTAATAACACCATAAGAGGTGTCCTTTGCTAAACTATATTTGGTCCAAGCATTCATAAACAAATCCAAAGGTACAGAATAAACCTTAGAACTAGGTAAATATTTAATTTTGACCACATCACCTTCAACTTTCGCAGCAGCTGAAGGAGACAACATTATAGAGTTATTATCTAAAAAGATTGAATTAACGGGATTATCAGACAAAGATAAATCCCGGCAAGGGTATCCGGCGACAAATGATAGTAATCGGCGTAATAAATTAAATCGATTATTATCACAAACCAGACTGACGGGCTGCATAGAGTACAAAGAAACAAAATTAATATCAAAATCAGAATTGATATCTAAATATTTCTTAGTTTCGATAAAGTAATTAAGGCCAGACACATAACAATCAGCATGGTAAGTAAAATCTGAAAATTCAATAAATTTGAATTTACGTTTACTGTAAGGAACCAAAAAGTTAGTGTTGACAAAGTCGTATAAAGGAAAAACAGAAACATCAGATAATAAAGTTGTTTTCCTGGAAACTTCAATGCCAGTTGGCCCAATCTTCTTCATAAATTTAAGAGAATCATCATTCAATGAGTTCAACTCAACAACAATAAATAAAACAGAATAACCACAAGTTAACATATTAAAAGCTAATTTAGGATCATCTGTCACATAATGATGAGGATTGGTACGTTGAACATGTTTAACAAAATTAGTAAAATTAGTTTTAACATTAAAAGAATCATCATATTTAAAAGAAGAATACTTAAAATTGTTTTCAAATGATAAGTGAGATAGATAATAACATAAATCGTAAAACAAAATGAAAATACGATACGAAATATAAAAACCTATCAAACCAAATATTAAAAATTGAAAACGCATTAAAAATCGATCATACGCAGACAAACTGTTAGTTATCGCGACAAAACTAGGACAGAAATCAAAATTTCTTGAACTAGGTTTATCATAATAACGACGAATTAAATGTTTACAAACAAAATTAAAATGTTGTAAATATTTATTAACAGATTCATCAGACAACCAAGTAAAATCATACACAAAACTACAGTCATTGGCTATAGAATTGAGTAATGAACGATGAGCTAAGTTTCGCGAGCTTTCCTTAGCTAACTCACTGATTCTACACACGAAGAGGCCGGGCAGGGAAAGGTTGAGTCCTTTCCCAACGTAAGACACGCCACAAATCTTACGCCTTTCAGAATGTGTCTCCACTGCATAATGGTACACTCCAGTCTGAACTGGGCCGATAATTAACCTAATCGGACTCGGTCTCATCGACCTAAGGCTGACACTATCAAAGATCGTACGCTTTCGGAAAACCTAATCCAGTCGCAATGATAGCCGGTGATAATTGATGAAACATCACCACCTAATGATGTTTCGACATTTTGTGA